TCTTGACCCAAGGCGCGAGCAACCATTTCAGATTGCAACCCTGTATCAGCGCGTGCTTGGCCTAAAGCGGCCAGCCGCGCATTTGCTAATTGATTAGCCTCATCCCTAGCAAGCCCCATTGCCGCCACAGCGTTTTGCGCATTTTGTTCTTGTATCGCTTTTTCAAGAGCAAATTCCTCTGGGGAACCGCCATACCCTGCCGTTTGTAAACCTTGACGACCTTGTGAAATGAGAGCATCACGCATCGAATCTCTTTCTCTTTGCTGGTTAGGGTTACTTAAAGCATTAAGTCGATCTAATATTTCTTGTTCTCTGGTGCGTCTGTAATCCGCTGTAAAAGGTTCTGTAATATTGGTGCTGTCAGCGTATCTCTTTTGTAAAGCACCGAGAAAACCACCATCCTCATTTATTCTATTCCCAGCAGCATCCTGAACTCCGCTAAACAAATTCATCATCCCTTGCCTATCTCTGGCCGGATTAAAACTTACCTCTCCTGTTGCTGGGTCTGTCGTTCTGCCAAATATTTCGTTGTAACCGTATTGGCTAGCACCAGCTAAATTATCTTGTAATGTGCTGTAAGGACTAGACAACCCGTAAGCGAGTTTTCCTGTATCATCCACTGACACAGTACCAATTCCGCTCGTTGTGCTAAAAGGAGTAAATTCTAAATCGGTTCCTAATTGATCTTGAAAATCTCTGATAGTTGTTTTAGCCGTATCGCCTAGACCTTCTATTCTGTCTGCTGCTGATTCAGCTAACGCAACACCGCCTAGAGCAGCACCAAGGTTCCGCACACCTTTCCAGCTGCTTTTATCATCAAAGAAGTTTGTTACATCATCTTGCCATCCCATCAGAATGTACCTCCATCGACTTTAACAAGCGTCGTCGTACCCGTCACATTTAGATTGGTGACAGTTAGAGTCCCCGTAAAATTTGGATTTGTAATGTCAGCTTTACTGTTAACCGCCACTTCTATTGCATCGTATTCAGCGTCCAGTTCTTGTCCCTTCACTACTTTTAAAGCCGAACCGCTGACCAGGCTATCTTTAGAGCTGAAATTAGTCGCTTTCGTATATTGTGACACCTTAAAACCTCCTCACTAAAGCATTCGTCCAACAAGACTCTGTACGTTGAGTTGTTGTATTGCTATTTCTTTTCCGTTCACCGTCGTTTCTAAACCGATTTGTACAACGCTACCACTACCGCCAGCATTAATACGTTTTGTGTTAATTAACACCGGGGACGTTGAATATTCTGCTCCCGAGTTATACTCATCGATATTGTATTGAGCCGCGTTGATCGTAGGTAACGAAAAAGCCCTTTTCGTGTAATCAGCTCTGTAATCATACGCGTATTGCAAACTAACCCTCGCATCCGATCCGTGAAATGTAGTTAGGTTAATTTTCTTTAAAAACTTAATTCGTGAACTATCACCAAAATCCATCGGATGAGAAAAATAAGACATTACATAAGTGTTACCGTTATCTGTTTGTGTTGCATATTTAGCGATACCAGTAGCAACTCCTATATGTAATTCTTCATCGTCAAAGACAGACATTGATAATGGCTCAATGTTGCTCCAAGTTGTTGCTCTGAAACTGCCATTTTCTAAAGGAAATCGTGTATCAAAAACAAACAGCGCGGCGACACCAGTAAACGCACAAACAATAAATGCGTTAGTTGGATCAAAAACCATTTTTAGATTATCACCGTCGCTTGCTAAAAAGTTTTTAATGTCAAAATTTATATTGCGACTAATATCCCCTATTGGCGAAGACTTTTCTTGTATCGTTCGTCCTAAACTTCTTATACCCGAATGATCGCCAAAAATTATATCTTTACCTGTGTTAACGACAGCATCACGATTTACAGCGCCGATATTGCTTACTACATCTGAGAGAGTCATTGAGGTGGGGTCGTTAGCTCCGGCATATATCAATATGTTTTGTTTACCAAAAATAATTAACAAATTGTTGTGAGCTGCCACCGCTGTTATAACGTCGTAACCACTTGGCCAAACAGTCGTCAGATCAAGCGATCCGCTTGTTCCTGTTGACCAATCAAGACCATTTAAAGAATCAGACCAATATAGAGTTTTCTTATCGTTTATTGTGTCAGCCGCCCAGACACGACCGTATGCCGCAAGGCACACATGAGCATCAGGCGCCACACCCGCAACACTTGGATGTGTCGCTATTGATGACAAAGTGCTTGTGTTGGCGTCGTAGACGAGAGGTTCGTGATTACGCTGGAACAAATAATGACGATTGTTCAGCGTGCAAGCAGACCAATTATTTGCGGTTATTGTGTAACCACCTGGCGTTGTATCTGCTAAGGTAGTCAAGCCAGTAAATAATTTTAGATTACCGCCTGATAGAACAACCTTAGTCCCGTTTTGTTGCACAAATTCACTTATATGCTCTATCCCGTTGCTTGTACCGAGCAAGGAAGCTCCGTTTGTGCTTTGCATTTCGTGACCTTTTCGAGCAGCAATACGACCTTGCTTATCAATAATGGCATTGTCAGCAATAGCAGCAAACGCTTGGGATTGCATTAACGGAGAATCTTGCGTGTTAATGCCGCCAAAACCGGGTGCTGCTATCGTAATGTTTTGTAATTGTTGTGCCATATTAAACTCGGTAGTAATACATTTCGTCTTGATAACGGTTAGCGTCGATAGCTATTGCATCATTTAAAGCCGCGTTCGCTACTCCAAATTGTTCGGCAGCGCTTTGTCCACCCGTTTCGCCACGTTCGCGTAACGCCATACCATAAGCCATCTGCATTACAGGATTGCTAGGTATCGTTAAAGTTGTGCTATCCGCACTCAAATCGGCTTGCGGTATAACTAAATCAAAATTTAACGTCTCTACTGCGTCAGGAGTAGGGTATACCTGGATAAGCAGATCGCCAGCGCTATTGACTCCATTAAACATAAAATCGGTAACACTTCCGTCTGCTGGCGTGTTTAAAACTGTATTGTCATTGAAAAAATGTTTCGGGCGTAAGGTTAGATATTGGTTAGTTGTGTCATTTAAACCTTGCTCTAAAACAGTGTTTTGTTTGGCCCCTGTTAATGTGTAATTAGTTGTTCCTACATTGGTTGATAAAGTTACAGTTGTGCGGAGCGCACTCCATTTGTGCGCTAGCTCAACTTGTTTTTTTGCGTCATTTACGAACTCCCCAACTAACTGACTGTAATCAGTTTCGTTAGCGGTTGTAACCGTATCTTCTCGTAATCGTCGTAACACGCCATTTATAAGGTCTAAATATGTCATATAAATAACCTACTCATAAGTCCCGTTGGGTCTAACCTAATTCTTTCTAAATCAGTCCTGAAAATTGAGTCGTTTAATGGTCTGCTTGCAGCTACTTGATTAAGCAATTCTCTTTTTTCGCCATCACCCGGCCCTGATCCGCTTCCTATTCCTGTGCCTACACCTATCCCTGTTCCACCGTCAGGGTTTTTTTGCGGGTCGATAGTTGTTTTGACTTCCTGATCTCCTACAACACCGCTTTGAGAAGCATTACCTCCGACGACACCTCCAGCAACCGCACCAGCGCCAGCACCACCAACAGCACCACCTGGCACATTACTAGCAGGATTAACGCCAGCAACATTATCATTAGCAAGCTGTCCACCCGCTGCCGCTGCGCCAGCTTGCAGCCCCGTGTCCGTATTACCATCGCTAATTTGTTGATCTGCTGCTTTTGCAAGAGCCGCTTGTTGTCCTGCTGCTGCTTGTGCTGCTGCTTTGTTATCTTGTTCTTGTGCTTTCTCTGAAGCCGTTATCACTGCGTTGTTTGCTTGTTGAGTTCCTGCTCCATAAATCTGTTCTGCAATTATTTTGATATCTGCCCAATTCAATCGACCATTTAAAAAATTATTAATCTGCTCATCCATCTGCTCGTCTTTTGTTTTTGATTTGTTACCAACCTGATTAGTTGTTGAACTAATATGCTCAAGCAAGTATTTGTCATCAGACACCCCTAAGACAGCAATTTTATCACCTACTTTCCAATCGACATCTGAGCCATTGGCAATCTGTGATGGACTTATTGTATTTGTCTGTATTCCATACGTTTCAACAATCATAGGATTTACAGTGTCAACAGTATTTCCTGTCCCTTCCAAATATTTTGCCAACTCATTTGTCAAAGCAGCTTTTTGCTCGGGGTCTGTTTCTGCTGCTATAGCCTCTTGTAGCTGCCTAGCGAGAACATCTGGCACTAATCTTGAGTATTCATCTCCATCAACCTCTATGTTTTGGACAAAATTAGTACCATCAAAGATCAAATCGCCTCCGGTATTACCCTCAAATGGATTAACTGTTTGTGCCATCGTGCCAGCATTACTTAACGCCTCAATAGCCGCATCAGCTCCAGCCACATCACTAGTAATTGAAGTATCAATATCATCACTCAAATCATCCGCAGAGGAAGAGCCTTCATTTGTAATATCTGAAAGATCGCCAGTGTTGCTTGCCGAAGCGTCTGTACCCCCTGCGTCTTTTTTTTCTACAATTTTTATACGCTTACTTAAAAGTCCACCTGTATCACTGCCCTGCCCCAAAATATCCAAAGTTGCAGGATCGTGAAAAATACCAGCATCAGTTAACAGCTCAGAAACTCCTTGAGTTTTTTCCTTTAGATTTAGATCACTTCTTTGAATATCACCAACTTTTTTCGCCCAATTTTCATACTCTTCTTTTGTCAGTTCAGCTGGATTGTTAATAGCTAAATCCAGATTGTCCTGAAAAGTAAAAGCATCATTGATTGTTTTTTGTAATTCTTCCCCGCTAGGTATCTCAGTTCCTTTATTTAGATTTTCTTTTGCTTGGTCTATTGCTTTCTGTAATGAAGCTGTTGGATCAGGAAAAAGACTTCCAAAAATGGCATCTCCGTATGCTTTACGAATTTGAAAATTAGTTAAACCGCCCATGTATGCGCCAGAACCAAAACCTGGCATCTCATCAAGCGTTAATAAATTATCAGGTGATGGCATTATTTCTTACCACTTTGATTTGTTGAGCCAAAATAAAATGCGCTTACCCCAGACACCAGCGAGGTGAGAGCACCGATTATTAAATTCGGTATGGCAGCGTCTATTGGCGGATTGATCGTAATCAAAAAGCAATACGTCAAAAACCCAGCAAGCGCCACGATAGCGAAAATTTTAGGCGTCCAATCTCGCGTTGCAACTTGCATTTTGCGGGCGTCCTGCCTATCTGCTGTTTCAACTTTGAAACCCTCTAAGTTTGTCGTCAGTTTTTTTATCTCTAACTCAACGCTTTGTAATTCTTCATGCTTTTCGGGGTGTTGCTCTAAGTGCGTTTCTATTTCTTCTACTGTTGACGAAACAGGTATGTTTAATTTTTTTGCGATAAGATTAGTTGCCATCCCTGCGACGGGATTAGCGGTCGAAATAGCCTTTAAAGCGGTCGGCGCTAGTAGTTTTAATAACCCTTTCATTGCAGAGCCAACCAAACTTGTATGATTAAACGTAGATCACTCATCGCTTTTGCTTACGCTTAAAGCGTTTTCCTCCTCTTCAACAGAAGCAGAAACTATGGAATCGATTTGATCGCATACGTCGCTCACGACGACCCCAGTAGTTGCTGATAATGCGCTGCGACCGACGGCACGTACTCCCTTATATAATTGGCTGCAATAAATAGATTCAGCCTCCATAACACCTTCTACAGTCGTACAGCTTGCAACAAAAACAAAAATTAAAGGTAAGATGTATCGCATATAAAATCCCTCACTTTGCATTCTTTAACTCTTGGGCTGTAACTTGATTCCATTAAATGATCTGATATAGAGCTGCTCAAATTTCTATCGCCATCTCTAAACTCTTTAGTCGGGTTTAAATAAGCATTTCCATCCCCACCAAAATAAATGATGTCTTGATTACTATCTGCCTGGTAAAACAATTTAGGAATAACCGCAACAATATCGCTGTTTGCAACAACGCTAATATTCACCATATCTTTTAATCTTGTTTTACTTTTCAACCACACGTTAGGACGACCAAACGTAATACAGCGCACATCTTCAAAAGCCGGACTTCTCCCATGTCTGTTACTCAATCTATGAGCCGTAATAACTGCGCACGCGCCACCTAAACTATGCCCTATGCAATACGTCTTTTTACTTGGGTCTAAACACTTTCTAATTTGTTTCCATACTGATGATTGTGCTGCCAAAAAACCTCCATGCACCCATTTCCCGTGTATGCGCCAGGGAATCGCGGAGAGGTTCATTAACCAATCACTAGGGTCGCCGTTAGTACCTCTAAAAATGATATATTGGATATCATTTTTTAAGAGGTAGAACGCAGTAGTCCCTAATTTGCTATCAAACCTTGTTGCGTTAGTTATGTTTTCTTCATAGGCTTGCTCTGCAAACTTGCACGCTTGCTTTATTTCATTGTCTGTAATTCTTGTTGTTATCCCTTCCATAAAGCAATTTACTCCTAATTATTGAGTATTACTCATATCCAGAACCACTAATAAAAACAATAAGATACAAAATCCCAAAAGTAGCTACAGCGCCACCTATCAATATTTTAAATACCAATTTTAAATCATCCATAAATTCTTCTTCTTCACTTCGTTTTGCCAATCTTTGTCTTGCTTTTGCTTCTTTTTGTTTTTGTCTTTTTTCTGCGTTCCGTTTGATTCTCGCCCATTCTGGACTGCGCCCCTGCCTAGAATATTCTTTCCCGATAGAATCAAGCATTTTTTGATACTGATAACGATGATTTTCTATAGCTTGTTCCTCACGGATGCTACTCATTTGCGATTCTTCACTATTTTCCGATTTCGCTATTGCGATCTCTAGGTCTTCTTTTTTCTTAAAAAAATTGCTGATGTCGTTTGACATCTCATCTAAATCTTTTTTGCGGTCAATCCCAGCTTTTACTAAGGTAAATGCTGAATCTAACCCTTTTATCAAAATAGCCAGCTCGCCGATCATTGCTCGATCCTTTCACACATTGCAGAGATGTTTGTGTTTATCGAATTTAAAATAATCCTCTGAGCAAACTGTTCACATTTACTTTTTTGCTCAAAACACAATCCCTCATTACAATCTGTTATTGCTGCGATTCCTCCTATCACTATAACCAATATAAAAATATTCATTCGTCATATCAATTAGCTGGGTACGCCTTCCAATCACTTGCAGTAGGTAGATCAATAACTTGTGCGCCATGCGATGAGTTATAGTAAGTAGGATCAATGCTTACAACGAGTAAATGAGTTACCGTGGAAGAATTACCGTCGTCGCCGTACAATCCAAAAAGTTTATGACCCATGCTGTTCATGACTCGGTGATACCAACCAGCGACAGAGTTATCAAGATCGCAATAGTACATATCAGTGA